TGGTTGATGTTAGTTAAGGTTTTATGGATGTTGGTTAGGTGTGTCAAGAAGATTTTTTCTTCCTCTGTTTGGCTGTGCGAACCTTGTGACAGGCCACACATACAACTTCTTGTTTACCGTAGATCATGTCTCTGAAGTGTGGGGTTAAAGTCTCTAGGGTTTGAACATCCGTGAAAGGTGTGATGCCATCTACGTGGTCAATCTCATACACACTCTTGGCCCTCTTCTCTAGGGTTCCGTCAATCTTTGTGCGTCTCTCCTTCTCTGACATTCCCATCTCCTTGCCGCAGTCTACACAGACTAAGACGAAGCGTTCTCTACCTGTAGCTGGGTTGATGCCACGCTGACGAACCGATTGTATGAAGGTCTTGCGGGACGAGTTGCGCCAGCAGGGTCTAAGGGCAGACTTAATCATGGTGCGGAACTTACCTTCCGTCATGCCCAAGACTGTATTGATTTCACCCCTAGCCATGTTGTGCTAACTCTTCTTCGGTTGGCTCGTAAGGAAGGTCTGGCTCGTCTAGCTGTGCTAGAAGGTGCGTGGTGTCCTTCCCTGCCCGTTCGTGTGCGTCAATAAACCCTTTTCGCATGAAGGGAAAGTAATGGGAGTTTGGGTGGTTAATGCAGTTAAATGCAAAATACCCAATGCTGCGAATGTTGTCCAACATTGTGTCGGCATATTGTTGACACTGGTTAAGCTTGTCTTGCAGGTCGTCGACCTGTTCTTGTAACTGTTCTTCTTTGTCTATTGTCATAGTTCTGTTATCTCAGTAATGGTGATGGGAACATTCGTCTTCCTTAGTTTGTATCCTTTAGTCTTGCTACCAGTAGTCAAGCATTTAATTGCTTCTTCCTGAGTGTGTGCGGTTTTGATAGAACCACAGGGTGAGGGCATGTCGAGACGGGTGTATGAAATCCTGTAGCAAGGCATCAATGAAACCTTCCTATGTGGTTCTTAAAGATGAACTTACCTTTCAAATCACGCGCACCTTCACGCTGCTTGGCTATGTTATACTTCAATGAAACGTAAGCCCCATGCTCTGCGTCTACTCGCCTAGCCTCATCCACATCCTTGCCATCAGGCCATAGAAGTAAGATGATGTCGGAGTCATTTTCAATGTCACCAGAATCCTTTAGGTCATACAAGGTAAGACCAGACTCACGCTTGGCTCCCTCACGATTGACTTGTGCTAGCAGGAAGACGGGAACGTCCAACTCCATAGCCATCAGTTTCACTTGGTGTGATACCTCAGCAATGCCGTCGTTCTTTTTCATGTTGCGATCCCAAGGAACAAGCTGGAGGTAGTCTATGACAATCCATTCAATCTTGTGCTTACGCTTATACATACGAGCCTTGGCACGTAGCTCGTCGATACTCTTAACGTAGTGGTTGGTGAAGATAGGAGCCTCCGCCATCTTGTCTGTTGCTTCCCATACACGCTTCTGGTGTTCTGGTTTCATCATCCCATCATGCAAGCGGTTGAGTGGTGTGGCGGCACAGGTTTGAATCATGCGGTTAGCCAGAGACTTAGCTTGCATCTCAAAGGAGAAGTAGAGGCCAGGTATGTTGTGCGTCACTGCGTTCTGTAAGACGATGTTCAGAGCAAGGGCAGTCTTACCACAGGAAGTAGGTGCGGCAATCACCATCACCTCTCCGTTGGCTACACCACCACAGCTAAGTTTCTCATCTACCTGTGCAATGCGAGTGGGCATGGCAGACACCTCATAGGTTCCATTCACCATAGCCTTGTAGTCCTCTCTGAGGGCTTCGGCAGCAGTTCTGATACTCCCGTCCCCCTTACCATCATCAACGTCCTGTAGGGACTGTAGGGAGGCTTCTAGCTTAGACGTAACAGAGTCTGCCCCTTCCTCTCCTTCCTCTGCTTCCTCAATGGCGAGGCGGCAATGACGGATGGTCTGGCGAAGCTTAGACTTCTCCTTGACTATTTGAGATGAATACTTGGAGTGGGTTGCGGTCTCACAGGCTTCTTGGATTGTATAGATGGTGCTGATACCACCAATCTCATCCTCGTTACCATCGGAGCGTAGCTGTTCCAGTAGTGTGATGTCTGATAAACCCAACCCCTTCCCCACAATCTTCCCCATCGTAGAGAAGATTATAGAGTTGCGGGCTACATAGAAGTCCGAAGGTTGAATAACCTGTGACACCTCGTCGTAAACGGAACCATCTTCAGACAGAAGACAGGACGCAAGAACAACGGTCTCCGACTCTAGTGAGTGCGGGTGCGTGTTTTTAGATTTAGGCATACTAGCTGTCTTCGCGTTCCTGTTGATCCATAACGAACTCGCAAGCTTCACGAAAGCAATCCTTACCGTAGGGATAGGTCACTAGGGATTGACCGTGCTTGCTGTATAGAACGATAGAACCAAAGGTCATGTCTACGTCATAATCAAACTCCATGTCGATGCCATTCTCTTCCATCCATGTTAGGATTTGCTCGCCTGTGCGCCTCTTAGGTTTGTCAGGGACGCGCTCTGAAATCCAGTATTCGTCTCCGTCACATAGTGAGCCAACGTAGTCATCGACAAAGCGTTGGTGTCCTGAGACAACTTGTAGGCGTTGGACAAGTGTGTCCGCGTCCATGTGTTTGGCTGGGCCGTAAGGGTAGGTTGCTGTTTTAATAATCATGTTCTGTTTTGTTTGTGGTTTGGTTATAGTGAATCTTTACTCATCTCTTCAAGAGCTTCATAGCCACGCATCAGTTTATTGGTGTAGCTTTCTGCCTTTGTTTCTGATGTCAAGTCGTAATGCTCCTTGGTCATTTCTTGCAGGAAGCCATAGCGGTGTGAGGTGCGAACGCTAATTGCCGCGTATTTGTTTCCTATATACTGACCATAGTACAGGGATGAGGCGGCATCATACTCACACTTCCTAGAGGTGCGTAAGCTGGCTGAGGCTTTGTCTCTGAAGTCTTGCTCCAGCTGTGTTCGTTCGTTCTTTGGTGTTCTGTGTATGTCTTGTTTCATGTTTATGTTTGGTTTGGTTTATTATTAAATGCCACGCATTTGCATGATGGCGGCAACGGCTTTTACTTTAGCCTTCTCTCTCTTCTGCTTCTGACGGCTAAGAAAACTGTATGCTCTGGTAACATCTGGGTCAACTGGCCCGTCCCACATTTCCTTGCGAGCGACTCGCTGATCGAATGTTAAGTCTTTGAAGTTCTTATACCAAGTATTGCATCTTGATGTGTTAGCTTTTTGTTTTTCTGATATCATGTTTATGTTTGGTTTGGTTTAGTTGTAGATGGCTTGTGCCAGAAAGAGTCCTGTGCCTGTTCCGCACATCGCTCCGAAAGAATAGATAAGTTTAGTTTGCCATGATGATAAAGCTACTCGACCTACATTCATTGTCCAGATTAAACTGATAAGAAAGCCAACTATTAAAGCTCCGATGTAATGAGTGTTTGCGATCTGCCAAGTGTTCAAGCAGATGAGGGTGACTTGCAGCCATGCTAGTGTAAAGGTTTTAATCATCGCAAGTCTCTTCCTCTGGTTGCTCCATACAAAATATCCCACACTCAAAGTCTAGGTTTTTCATCGGTCTTCCTACTGCATCTTCTGGCAGTTCGTCAAGGAAAATTCTATCACCTTTGTATTTAACTAGGCGACAACCAATCTCTTTGCTTTGGGCATTGCGTTCTTCCCACACCTCTGGATGCACTTTTCTTACATGGTTCCAATAGGTAACAGATGTAGCCTTTACGCAACCAATACAGTTGGCATTGGGATACCCCAAGTGGTAAATCTTTGGAAGTCTGATGCCAGCTTCTGTGATGATCTGATAGCAGTCAGCCTTAGTAATCTTGTTATCTATTAGAATGGGCATAATGTCATCCCTTTCAAACTTCTTGAATCTATCGTATCGGTGTTGTTCTTCAGCAGTAAACCCCAGGACTATATGATCGTGAGGATTATCATCTTCCCACTCTTGTCTTGCCTTCTTCTTCAGCTCCAAGGTGCAAGGTGCGCCAGCAATACCTGACATATACTTTCTCTTTTCCCAGACCTCAACACAAGATTGAGATGGATACTTAGAGCTTTCAGCAAATTCAATAGTTACACCTAACCACTTTTCACAGTCCTTTAAGAACCTTTGATTGTCCTCGTGTTCCTCTTTGATTGGGTTGTTGACGATACGGATGGTGTTGTCAGCACCATGAAGGTCGATCGTCATCTTAGCCGCAACAGCACTAGCTGCACCACAAGAGAACCATACCACTATTGTTTTGTTTTTCATGTTTGGTTTATAGGCTTGGGATGGTCTTTGAAACCTCCAAGATAAGTTCGTTTTCTAAAAGATCTGCTGGCATTGGTGACCTCCAGATAGAGATCAGCATGAGACACTTTTTATATGCGTCAAGGGTAAAACCTTCCGCTTCGTAAATTTTTTGTGCGGCAGGGATAGGTGCGAGTGGTGTTCCCGTCTTTTCACAATAGGCAGAGGCCAACTTCTGAGCCTTGGCAATGCCAATCCCTTTCATCCCCTCAATGTTGTCGGTTGAATCTCCCATGAGAAGTTGAACCAACCAATGAAAGTCTGCTTCCGCTTGTGTTACACCACGAGGCCAGTCATCCTTGTTCCAGTTGTAGTGCCAACCTGGGACACCAAGTAAGTCTTTATCTATGCTACAAAGTATTGGGTTCTTAACCCTTCCGTTAGTAAGCATGATACCAAGTAGGTCATCCGCTTCTAACTGGTCGTGCTTACACCAGCGAGAGGCATTCGACTCCTCAAGCTTGTCCATCAAGGGAACGTAGAGGGCTGGCTTCTCCCGTCTCCCTGCTTTGTAGTCTGGATACAAGACCTTGCGGAAGTTGTCACGTCCAGACACCACGAGGTAGTGCTTCTGTGCGCGGCAAGCAGAGACCACACTTTGTATAGTAAACTCTACCATCTCGACAAGGCTTTGAAGACCCGTACCAGTAGACTCAGCCTTAGCTGCATGAGAGTAAGAGATCAGTTCAAGATCAATGAGGGCGGTTTTAGTATTTGTTTTTAGGTTCATAGTTTTGTTTATGTTATAGGATACCGTAAAATTTAGGTAAAGGTATTTGTATGGTCAAGAAGAATCGTCCTAGTTTCTAAAGAAACTTTGGTTCCTTGGTCTCAATCAAATCGGTGTAGCTCTTGGCGTTTGGACACGGTTCACCCATTACGAATGAACCGCATCCTGCTGTCTTGTCTCAAATCGTATGAGTCTGACGCTCTTTCACGTTGTCCCGCTTGGCTGTGGTAAGTGCTGTATAAGCTACGGGACGGTGTTCACGCTCCGTTAAGAGCCACCTGTTACGCTAGGTCGGTATTTATTTCAAACCTAGCAACCACCAGAACCTAGAAGCTACGCTTCGGGTTCCGTTATGCAGACTTGGGCTAACCTGTGAGGCCGCTTGCTCCGCTAGACTGTATGGGCATAAAAAAACCCCTCCTACATGTCAAGCTGTAGGAAGGGTTTAAAGTTGCTTGAGAACAAGCGGGGAAAGTTAAACTGATCCGTCTTGACACGGTAGCATTTCTGCTATGATTGAATTTAGTAAACAAGTTTTGGAAACTTGTCAAGCGGTATTATATCACAGCTGCTTACTAGTAGCTTTCCTTGAGCCGTAAAGGGGCTATATTGCCGTTTTCATGGATGGCGAGACACCTGCCTGGTGCAATAAGTGTAAAGCCGCTCACGCTGAACTCTGGCGCATCAATCTCTGTTATATGATAGGCAGAGTGGACTTGCTCCTCTGACAGTTGCGGGTGATCTTTTCGGTATTGCTGTATTGTTTTCATGTTTGTTTTAGTTTCATTGATGGTGCGCGGAGCAGAGTTGCCCCTTGCTGTTTCCTAATTTTCGTTGGGCTTAGACCTGCTCTGTTAAGCATCATGTAAAGCTTGGACTGGGTAAGCCCCTTGCGCTTTGCAATCTCTGTCACGGCCACGCCCCTTTTTATGTCTGCAACTAAGTCTTCAACGGTAATATCGGGCGCATTACCTGCGAGCAACGGGTATCTACCCTTCAAACTCTCAGCGTATGAAACCGCCCGTGCGAATATACTTTCCTCGTTCATTACTTCTTTGTCCCTTCTTTTGTGGTGCGGCTAAAGACAGACTTTCTCTGCTCGCCCTTGCTCTGTCCTACCGTGCTTGCTGTTAGAAGCCTACGGTATGCGTCTCGTGCCGCTCCAGAGGCTACGAAGCCCATGCAACTTGAAACTTTGGTCTGTGTTCCTGCTATGTCTAATGCTTTCATTGTTTGTTTAATTGGTTTGCGTATTGGATTAGTGAGCTTGCAACGTCTTGCGGCAAGCCTAGTTGGTAGATGGCGTATTGAGTTGCCGCCTCTGGCGTTCCTTGGTGCGAGCCTATCATTTGATTAATCAAAATCTTGGCGTTTTCTAGTTTGTCTGTGATATCTTCCATTGCCTTTACATGTAGGGCAGGGCACGATCGTCGATCATTTGAAGCAACACGCCCCTATGATCTTCTAACGTGTCCGAGTGGTGCACTAGCACTTCCGCAAGCGTCTCTATGTGATCTTGTGCTTTGTTGATGGCGTGATTTAGCAAGCCTAGCGCAAGAGCTGAGGCGATTATATAACTTATTATGATTTTGTACATGGTTTGTTTATGGTTAGAGTTGAAGCTTGTGCAAGGCATAGCAAGCGCAAATGATTGCCGTTATAATGCTGGCAACCGTGCAGATTGCTAGGATTTGATTGTCTGTTAGTCTGTTCATGGTTTGTTTATGGTTAGGCGTTTTCAATATCTTGAAAGGCTTGTAACCTTTCAGCGTCGGTCAAAGCGTGCTGCACTTTGGCCTTTAATTGCCAAATCGTCCACTCCTCTTTTACCCCTTGCCACACTTGCGCCCTTTGATGCTCGCTAAGTGTGCCGTTCTCCGCTTCCCAATCTCTTAGGGCTTCCGCTTCATCACCGCAAAAATCGCGCGTTTGTATAATGGTTTCGATTGCTTCGCTTGTGTCTATTGTTTTCATGGTTTGTTTATGGTTTGTTTATGGTTTGTTTTACTTATAAAAGAGATGTTTGCCTATGATGCAAGTCTTTTTAAGCGAGCTTGCCCAGTAAGGATTGCAGTAGTCAGCGTGATAGTGATCCGCCCCGCCCGTGTAATTCGTAGCGGTCCCGTTTACAATAGCTAAGGCCTCGCTAAAACGCGGGTGCCGCTTTGCCTTGGCTAGCAGTTGGTCGATCCTTCCGCTATTCCAGCAGCTAAATTGCTTTCGCTGTAAACACACTTGCCTAGTGGTAAGCTTGCGCTTTGCCGCCCTGTTGCGTATAACCTCGTTTACGGCCTCCATTGACCCCGTGGAATACTCTCCCCCCGCTTCCAGGATTAAGGTTGCTGCGACGATCTCAGACGCATTGACGGATAGGTTTGAGACCAGGCCAAGTGCTAGTGCTAATATTAGTTGTTTCGTTTTCATGTTTGTTAATGGTTTGAGTTTAAGCCTCTATTTTATCGTTTAGCACTAGGCCATAAAGCCAAGTCTGGATCGTGCCCGTCAATCCATAGCCCCAGTCCATGCCAAGGATTTGAGGGCGGTTCCAGTCGTTTTCTGCGCCCGCTGCGTGTGCTTTGAAGCGTTCAAAGTTGGTTTCGTAAAAGTGCCCGAAGTTAGAATTTGAATTGCCGACGATTGCGACTTTATCGCCCGTGACTTCTACTGAGTATTGCCCGAAGGTGCGTGTGTGTGTTTTCATAGTTTGTTTATTGGTTTGTGTGCCGTTTAATGGCGTGTGAGTGCCCCTGTAGGGCGTTTTGTTTGTTTGTAGGTGTCTTTACCTACCTCGAAACCCCGTGCCCCGTAAAGGGAACACAGGGCGCAAGGTTGGATTTGCTTTGCTTTGCTAGCTAACTTTTACCCACTCACTAGGATTCACTATCGACCCGTTCAAGTAAGGCTCAAAGTCTTTTTGATTAAAGCTTACGTCAAGCCCTAGCACTCGTGCAATGCCATTGAGACGCTCGCGAGTAGTGGTAGTATTCCAGCCCGCAAGTGACATAAAAACGCCATCTTCGGTGCGCTCCGTGATTTTATTGCCATGCAAATAGACAGTTTGCCCGTCTGTCCATGTATTACCTACTGCCTTTGATTCACCTTGTGCAAAGGCGTTTGCGATTTCGTTTGTTACTTTTCTCATGTTTAGTTTTAGTTTATGGTTTTTTAGTTTTTGGCATTTGTGCCGTTTGTCTTTTCTATCTGTCTTTTATAGATTGCAAGGTTAAAGTTTACTGATAAGCGGCTACTTTATCAAACGAGCAACCTAGAACGCTTGCTAAGTGCGCCTTGTCGGCCTTAACTTGTAGCTTGCGCCACTTGTCGGCTTCCGCTTGCGTTTTGAATCCATCGCTTAAAGGCATCCAATACTTGCCGACCGTGTGGCCTACGCAATACCAAAGCTTGTCATTTGGATTTTGCGCGACTTGGTTTGCTTTATACTTTGATTTGATTCTCATTTGTTTTTCCTTTGTTTATGGTTTATGCGTTAATGTTTATATTGATACATTACGATTCACTCGCAGTTCGTATTCAATTCTGATTACGTCTTCTGCAATGTCTTCCTGATGTTCAAAATCGCATGAATCTTCAGATAGCAAGTCGACGCGCATTTTAAGTAGATCAGAGTCTGATAGCTGTTTTATTGAAAGCATAATAGTGTTTGTTTAGTTATTAGTTTGAGTATTGGATAAGCTCGTAAAAGCCAAGCGTATTACGCGAAACGTAAACATGTAAACACTTCTTAGTGTTTCGGCCTTTAAGCTTGTCAATGTCGAATGATCGTTTCCAGCTTTCACCGTAGCGTATACCGCCAGTGTGCAAATAGTTTTCAAACTCAGTAGATTCTAATTTAGATTCTTTGTTCTCTTTGACTATTGAGTCAAACGCTTGCCATAGTGTATCGAATGTAGATGTCATTGTTTTTCCTTTGTTTAGTTAAGTTTGAGCCTATCTTTAGGCACTCCAAAGCCCGCACGAGTCAAAGACAAGGCGGGCAAGGTTTGAGGGGTTGCTAAGCTTTCTTATTTAATAGAGAATTTAAGCACGTATTCGCCCACCTGTCCGACTTCATGGCAACCGACTAGCTCGTCTTTAAAGTCGCGCCAAAATTGCATCATGTGAGATTTAGTGGAGAATGTTTTTGTGTGTGTGGTCATTTGTTTTTCCTTTGTTTAGTTTAGTTCGCTTAGCGGTTTGCCTTGCAATAGAAACACAATACGGGAGTGCATTGCTAAGTGTCAACACCTTTTTTCAACAAATCTTAACTTTTTTTATCTACCTAGGATAGGCCATAGAATAAGCTTATCAATACAAGGCTCTAGAATACCGGCTCTAGAATACCGGCTGCACAATGCATCCCGCAATCTAGAATAAAAAGAACCTATACGCGTGAAGCTGCGCCGCGATCCGTCAAGCAACTGCCAAGCAACTGCCAAGCGATCCACTTTTTTTGACAGGGGTGGGGGTGGTCAGAGGTTCGACGCTACTCAGATATGTATATACATCCACCACCCTATAAAAAAATATATTCCTGCGAGGCTTCTATATACGTGGGTGCTGTTGCGTAGACACAGCTTCGCCCCATGGGCTAATATCAACGGTTTACGAAAGTAAGCAATCAGAGATCACTAGGAGTGGAGGTAGTTAAGTCAATACACTCCGTTGATAAGATTTTATGGCTAGCTTGCGTGGCTTCATCAGGGCTATCCAACCTCTAAGCATTAGGGACACCGTTCGTCAGAACACTGCTCGATTACGTCCGTTAGGACTCCTTTATGCCTACCCGTATTTTTACAACTCATAGTGGGGGACTACAGGACTTGGGCTTACACGCTTGCTCCTATGGTTGACTAAGGTAGTATTATAGCATAAACCGTGCCAATCTGTATGGGGGGTTGACAAAGGAGGGTAAGTATGATTGTGTTTGGATTATGTCTACTAAAGGAAGCCAACCCAGGCGATTAAATAGGGATGATAAGAAGTTGGAGGACAACTGGTCTCAGATTAACTGGGGTAAGCCCAAGGGTGTCCCAGTAGTTAAAGAGAAGGGTGGAGTTAAGACACGGATGGTATACAAGGATGAGTGAAGAAAACGAACAAACCCTAGCCAACCTATCGAACTCAATCTCTGAGTCGGTCAATAGTTTTGTAAAGTCATGGGAGCCAAGTGGTAGCGGTAGACCGCCGTTGAGTGTTGGTAACCCTGCTAAGGCACAGGAGGTCTTAATGTTGGTAGCAGTAGGGACAAGTGGTAAAAAGATTCTGGAGCTTACAGGTTGTTCTACTAGCACAGTGGCTAGGTTAAAGTCTGACTGGTGTGACCACATAGGAGACTGGAAGGAAGAGGGTGGTAAGATTAGTGGTGGCATATACATGGACACCTCAGAGGGTCTTAGTGACACCATGGCTCGTATCTGTAGGGCAGAGGAGGAAGAAGACTGGAAGGCCGTTGAAGCCCTCTCTAAGGCTCTACAAGCGAAGAACAAGATACTTGAGGTCAGCCATAGGCAAAGCATGACCGCACGTGGTGAAGCCTCTCAGATCACCAGGGAGGAAAAGGTCTTTACCCAAGATGATTACGAGGCCACAATCAAAGCAGCGAGGGATAGAATTGCTCAAGCAAAGATAATAGAGGCTGAGGTTGAGGATGTCTAGGTCACTCGGAGATGATAGCTATGAGCCTATCTATGACCAGATACGAGGGATACTTGGAGAACATTTTGAGAATTACTGCTTCATTGTAATGGATGACAAGGGAGAACTCTTCTTTGACTACAACCATCTGCCAGCTGGAAGGATGCTGTTGCGTGAGATGGAAGAAGAGATTAGTGAAGAAAATATAGAGATTGAGTGGGAGTTTGAGGGCGATCAAGACGACGAGGAAGAAGAATGACTATTGAGTTTACAAAGCATCCAATAATCAAAGCCCCTACGGACGAAGAGATAGTTCTTCTAGGTGAGGCTGACCCCAAGCTTCTGTCAGAATTGCACGAGGTTCACGAGGGGCGCATACGTTCAGCGGAGAGTGACCCCTTGCATTACGGCTTTGAGCTAGAGGGATGGAAGCACGTAGACAAGTTCTTTGAGACGGTTAACACTGTCTTTGTTAGTGGAGGTAACCGTAGCTCTAAGACAGAGATGGGGGCTAGGAGTGTGGTCAAGGCTGCACTAGAGAATCCTAACGCTGAGATTGTATGCTTTGCCCAGGACAACGATGCGTCGGTGCGTGTGCAACAACGTGCGGTTTATAATTACCTACCACCAGAGCTAAAGAAGAAGTCTAAGTCCACCGTAGAGTATTTGAACTACACGTTCAAGAATGGTTTTACTGGTGCTAGCTTTATCCTACCTAACGGTTCTACCGTTTACTTCCACACCTATTCGCAGTTCATTGCCAACCGATCTAAGTTTGAGGGTTTGGAAATTGGCAGTAAGACACCCAAGTGGCACAACATTGGTCTGTGGCTTGATGAGTATCTAGAGGAGGGAGACTTGGTAAACACCATGCGATTCCGTCTGGTTACCCGTAACTCTAAGATGCTGATGACCTTCACCCCCATTGATGGCTACACGCCGTTCGTGGCTTCGTTCTTGAAGGATGCAGAGACCCGTAAGACACGTAACGCAGAGTTGCTAGACGACGAGGAGGTTCCTTTTGTCCAATACAGTAAGTCTAAGGATGCGGGGATTGTTTACTTTCATAGTGAGTTAAACCCGTTCGGTGGGTATGAGCGCATACGTAAAGAGTTAAAGAACAGTGCTAGGGACGAAGTGTTGACCCGTGCTTACGGAATCCCCGTCAAGAGCATGAACACACTGTTCCCTTCGTTTAGCACAAATGTCCACACTTGCAATAAACTACCAGCCATTAGTGAAAAGACTCATACCGTATACCAGGTGGTTGACCCTGCTGGTGCAAGGAACTACGTTGCCCTGTGGGCGGCAGTAGATAGCAAGGGGTATGTAACTGTCCTCAGAGAGTGGCCAGACCGTGACAGCTACGGTGAGTGGGCTATCTTTGGTGATCCCCGATGGAAGTTTGGTCCTGCTTCTAAGAAGATTGGATACGATGTTCAGTCCTACGTCGATGAGTTCCGCATGATTGAGGAAGAACTTGGTGTAGAAGTCTTTGAGCGTATCGGTGACTCCAGATACTTTGCCCGTGAAAACGAGGACAACTCTGATTTGTTTGAGAGCTTTGCCGACAAAGGTATGTACTTTGTCCCATCGAACGGAGCGGACATTGATTCTGGCATCGCGGCTATTGACGAATGGATGAAATACAACCAGAACTTACCCGTGGACGAAAGCAACAGACCATTGCTGTCCATACACGAGTCCTGCGGTAATTTAATATACAGCCTACTGAACTGGGGCCATCAAGGTAAACGGGACGAGCCACTAAAGGACTTCGTTGATTTACTTCGATACCTACGCATGGCTAATGCTGGCATGGGACCAGATTACTTTTCAACAACTAACATGGAATCAACAACTAGAGGAAAAGGAGGATACTAATGCCCAAAAAGAAATTAATACACATTGCAGCTGAACAGGAGGTGGAGTTTGATAAAGCTATGGAGATAGCCCAAGACAAGCTCGCCGAAGGTTCATTAACAGGAACAGGAAGGAATACGTGGGTTACCGAAGAGGGAACCGCGATTCTAGAAGAATCCTTTATGATTGAGGAGATTATACCCAAGCATTATCTTGGTGATGTCTTAGGCGAATGCCCGAACCCTAGATACAACTACGTCTTCAACAAAGAGATTGGTAAAAAAATACCTATGCTTGTCCCTCGGAAGTGGCAGGGTAAGTTGGTTGGTAAGATCATAACCTTTGAGGCAATATCAGATGATACAGGAACCAGCTACAGATATGTGCGAAAAGGACAGTGACATCACATTAAACCGTAATTGGTGCAGAGAACAAGTCGACCGATTTGCTTCTTGGGAAATGCTAAAGAGATATGTATTACACGAGACAGGAGTGCCAATGACAAATGCAGAGCTATGTGATACAATAGGAGTATCATCTACTTATACAATTCGGTTGTTGAAATCCGTACACAAAAGATTAGAACCAAAAAATGATAACTGATAGCGTTTCCGAGTCTCTTACATATTTACAGGACGAGCCAGATATTAAGACTCTCCGCCTAGCTTATGACCAAACGGTCAATGAACTAGAACCATATTTCGACCTATGTCGGACATCTTATGATGACCGCAGGAACTACTGGCCAGGCAAGAGCCGTGACCACCGTAAGCACGGAGCCGATGCTTTCCCTTGGGAGGGTGCATCCGACATGGAGTGCCACCTCATTGATGAGCGCATCACAAGGCTAGTATCTTTATTTATAGCATCCCTGAACCGTGCAAACGTCAGGGCATTCCCAGTAGAAAGCGGAGACATTGCTCGTAGCCGAGTGGTTT